ATGACACTGCTGATGAGTCCATCAGATAACCGCTAGGAGAAAAAAATGTCAGTACAAGTTACAAACGCAGCACGTCGCAAGGCTCCATGGATCAATGCAGCATCATGGGTAAACACAAACGAAGATCAGATCTCTGCTGCTGAAGTTCTTACTAATGCAAATCTAAATTGGACTGTCCAACATGCTCCATTGTTTGCAGATGTAAATGGTTCAAAAGTTGAAGTAGAAAACAAGTCAGCAACAACTCGCGTTAACTCTGATGGATCTGCTTCTGTTCTAGGTATTACTTCACCTACATATTCAATCGTTCAGAATCAAGACATTGTACAGATGATTGATGCTGTTACTTTCGAAGCTGGAGCAACTTTTGTTTCTGCTGGTGAACTACGCGGTGGACGTAAGATCTTCCTTGCTTCAAAGCTTCCAAACACTCTAAATGTCGGTGGAATCGATCCAGTCGACACTTACTTGATGGCAACTAATACTCATGACGGAACTGATTCATTCAGATTCGAATTGATGCAACTTCGTCTTATCTGCACTAATGGAATGACACGCTGGACAAAGACTTCATCTATCTCATTCCGCCACACTTCACGTATGGATGTTCGCATTGAAGATGTTCGTCAAACTCTCAATGTTACTCTTAAGGCAACTGAAGAATTCTCACTACGCGCTGAACAGCTTCTTGCAAAGCCAATGGCAAACTCTGACTTCTGGACAATCGTTAAAGATCTTCTTCCAGTTGATGAGGACAACATGACAACTCGCCAGATCGAGTCTGTTCAAGATCGCCGCAATACTTTGCTAAATATCTGGAATGGTCCAACACAAGAAAATATCAAAGGAACTGCGTGGGGCGTTGTTAATGCTTTCACAGAGTTCGATCAATGGGCGCACACAGCTCGCAGCAAGGACGATTCAGTTCGTGCTGAGAAGTTCCTACTAAATCAAGGTCAGTCATTGACAGAACGAGTCATGGCTCTAGTTTAAGATAAAAAAAATGGCCCCCTCCGCAAGGAGGGGGTTTTTTTATGCTCTAATCAAGATAAGCAAGATGAGATTTGCCATCTCTTGTCTGAAGTGCAACTTGGATTTTTCCTCCAGAGTTTACGTCAAATTTTATGGCAGTTTGTACAGCTTTTTCTAAGATCTCAATTGCTTCTTCATAATCATCACATTCAGTGATTCCTAAAGCATATGCCGCTCCAAGAGCAAGTTTCATGCCAGTCCCTGTGCAATATAAAGAATCAGCAACACGTTCAAGTCCATAAGCTGAGTCTATAAAATACAAAGATCCGTTAACAGCAACAATAAAATCATTGTCATGAGAAGCTGACATTCCATCTGTTCTGATGTCATAACCAGAGTCCATAAAGCATTTGCGGAGTGCTGGTACAAAACTTCTAACCATGAATTTATCAAGATTTGACTTAGGAGGATTTGGTGGAACAAAAGCGTGCTGGATGATATTCATGCCGCGGACTAAACCTGCAGCAGAAACTAGGTATTTGCCGTTTAATGCAATTTTGCCCATAGGTGAGCAATCTGATGCAAGGTCATAACCGGTGGTTTGACTATCTGCAACAATTAAACAAAAATCTTCGTGCTGGTAAGCAATAAGCGTGGTCATGATTCCTCCTCGGTTGCCAATTCTCCTGCAATGGCGATATATGCCGCGCCATCTACATAAGAATCTTCGTGATCTGGAGTTTGCACTAATCTGCTTATTTTGACCAAAGCCATGCAGAGAGCAACTTCATGAGGTTCTATTTTGCGTTCTAAAACAACTGACCAAAGATCTGCTATGCGTCCATGATTGATCTTAGGGTGGCCATAGTCTTTTTCTCTGTCATTGTTAATTAGAAATTCTGCATCTTTTAAGATCTTAGATCTATGCATTAGTCTAACCAAACCTGATATGCAGCGGTAACTCGACCACGATCTGGATCTATGAAGTGAAGTCTTTGGCTAGGAACTCCTGAAGCTGCCATAGAATCTCTTGCATATCGGTTATCTGATTCTGTAGATCCTGTCCAATAAACAGAACCTAGACCATCTGAAAGTGGTTCTTGAGCATGGCGATGATAGTGACCTAGATAAATATCTTGAAAGTCCCAATCGTATGCTCCAGCTTTCCAACGATTGCCTGCAGCTTGCCAAGCAGAAGGAGAAGCAAAACCTGATCGACCTACTTCATCTCCATGCATCAAAAGTGCTTTGTACTTGCCAATTTCAATTTGCTGAATATCTTCAGTGCCGTGAAGTGGATTCCAATTTAGTCTTTTTGCTATTGCAGGATCAGATGTCAAGATCTGTCGTGCTAATTCATAACACATTCGATCTATGTTATCTGATTTTGGAACATTGTCTCGTTTAGATCCAATTCGTCCGTGGTTTCCCCATTCTGCAACAACTGAGACTTTTTCGTACACAGATAAGGCTTGACGGATCACATCTACAATTAAACGGCTAACTGTGATGTATTGGTCATATAAACTTGAGTCAATTTCCCATAATTGAGCAGGATAGTTAAACAATCCTTCAACCATGTCACCACCAAAACAAATGACCACATCATTAACAGGATGGTCTTGTCTTTGGATTTCTGTAATTTTTGCAGCTTTTGTCACGAAGTCCATAACTCTTTTTTTCATTATTTCTGAGTTATAACTAGGAGTAACTTTGCTGCCTTGCCAGTCAGTTAAGTGCCACAAAGCAACTTCAACTCGACGGCGTCTTTTATCTACCTTTGGATCTTCAATAGGAGGGATTGGACCTAAAGCTAAGGTAGCGTCTTTACATGCTTGAATTGTTGCTGAAACCAATTCATCGGTACGCTCTTTTGCTTTAGCCAATTGCTTTTGCGTTCTTGCCAACGCTTGACGGAGTTCTGCAATTATAGGATCAGCTTCCTGTTCCAAGCCCTTAAGATCATCAGATAGTGTCATGTTATACAGATACAGACTTTGTTTCGATGTTTATAAACGGTTGAATGACTTGCAGCATGTCCGTGTGATTTAAGTACAGCGGCAAGACGTGTTGGTGATACTGGTGAGTCTAACAATTTTTGCAGTATTTCTTGTTCTTCTTTACTTACAGATTCTAAAGCAACAGCAATGTTGCATTTTCTTTCTGGTTTTTTAAGAAGATTTTCGAGATCGTTTTTAAGCCCCCGATTTGTCATTATTTAGATCTTCCAAACTCAGTGGCAGATGGATCTAACCACTTCAATACTGGACCAAGAAAACCAGCCAAAGCTGCCATTCCAAGGGTCTTTAGGTTTGTTTCTCCTGCAAGGTAAAGAGCAATTGCTGCAGATGCAGCAGCTCTAAACCAGGTTAGTGATACTTGCTTTAGTGTTTCCATTATTTTGCCTTTCCTTGCTTTCCATGAACAGGGCAGCAAGTGCATTGTGCGGTATCATTATAAGCTTGTTTTTTAGGAATTGTTTGTATCTTTGCCATAATCTGATTAGTAATTTTTGGTTGATTTAGCCACCAAAACCATGGACTTGTGTCATCAGCTTTATCAGCATTGATAGAAATATGTAAGTGCTTGTCGTGAGGATTAGAACCAGTGTAAGGGCGATTGCCCATTTTAGATTTTGCTTGAGACCATATTTTAGAGTTGAAAATAAGATAGTTAACCCTTGGATCTTCTTTAAGTTTCTCAAAAATGACACTGCAATCTACTCCATTTTTAGGATCATGTGTTAAATCAGCGGCTAGACCAGTGTTGTGGTCCGAAGTTGGACTCGCCTTGAGATGTGCCGCAGATGGCAACAATCCATCTGACAGCTTCTTTCGCTTCGGCCACAAGGCCGTCGCTTGGCGCAGAACAGCAATGGCAGCAGGCGTGGCTTTCTTGACAACAGTTGTCATTCATTTCCTCAGTGCTTCTTTTACTAGATCAGTTAAAAAATCTACTTTTACTTCAAGTTGATTAACTTTATCTTTCATGGAACTTCCACCGTTTGGCTTTAATTCAGATAAGTAATGCTTAGTTAAATGTTTTACCCCTATAGCCAAAGATCCCATTAAAGTTGTAACTGAGACGGCCAAAGCGGCCCAATCGGTAGCGTTCATTTACAATTACGATTCCTTTTCTTTAAGTTGTTTTTCAAGATCTTGAATTCTTGCAGTCAACATTGCTTTATCAAGCGCTAGTAAACCTATTTGTTCTCTCATTGCTGCAATTACTGTATTTATATCTAGTTGTGTTTCTTTGTCCATTTTAACCCCCTAAGGTTTTAACCATTTTACTAAAATTATTGGTAAATCAGGATGTTTTGGTTGCGCAATTATCTTTGCTTGATCTGGATCAGTTGCTTCTACTTGTTCTTCAACTAGTGTTCCATATGCATTAAAACCTACAATATATTGATTCATTTGTTCTCCAGAGTTTTAATTCTAGATTCTAGATCTTGTACAAGAGCAAGTAAAGCAGGTACAACGTATCGGTCATTCCATGATTCAACTTGACCTTCTACTAAATCGGCTGCAATTGAATATGTTTCTGCAACTTCTTCAGCAATAAATCCAGGAAGTAATTGACCTGATCTATCATCATTTGAATCTAAATAATCCGCTTTATACTTGAAAGCTCGTACTGGTATATCTAATAGTTTTTTTGGATCTAATTCGGCAACAGTCCGTATATCCACAATATTTTCTTTATATCGTAAACTTGATGCTGTACTTCTACGAGTAAGTCCAGTAGTTGCAGACATCCATGTATTTGCAGCATTAGTTGTAGTTGTTGTATCTTGGTTGTAGAAGTTTGCTGGTGAATAAAGATCTCCATTAGCAACACAACCTAAAGAGTTAACTTCTAAAAATTTTGTTGAACTATATGCAACTACAACAGAACCAGAAGATACAAATACAAGTGGATATGACGTTGCAGCTGAGTTTGGTGTAGTTCCATAGTGCATAATTACACCATTTGTACCGGCAGGTACTAAATGTGCTCGTTGCGTGCCACCTACAATAAAGTTAATAGAGTTTGTTGAATCTTGCATTCGGATTCTATTTGAACCTGAAGTTTGGATTGTAAAACCTGTAAGTGTTCCAACTGTTAAACGATCCACTGTAATAGATCCAGCTGCAATTTCTGCTGCAGTAATTGTTTCTGCTGCAATTTCTGCTGCAGTAATTGCTTGTCCAGCAATTTCATCTGCAGTAAGAGTATACAATGCAATTCTATCTGCTGTAATAGTTCTTGTTGAAATACGATCTGCTGTAATGGTGCCAGTTGCAATTTCAGTTGCAGAAATGGTTCCTACGGCAATTTTTGCTGCTTCAATTGTCCTAGCAGTAAGTTTATCACCAGAAATTGATGCAACTTCAATTCTTGCAGCAGCTAAATATCCTGTAGTAATTCGTCCAGCATCAAGATTTGAGACGGTAATAACTGAAGCATCAATAGTTCCAGCTGTTAACTTATTAGCCGACAACGATGCTAGAGCGCCATCGCCTAATGTAAATGGTGAAAAAGCACCACTAGTATAACGATAGAATTTATTATCGTCATCAGTATCAAACCAAAGATCACCTTCTGCAAAAGGTCCAGTAGTTGGCATTGTTGTTTGGCGATAAATCTTATTTTTTCCATTTGCAGTTGTTTGTGCCGCAACCGCTGCAGCATCTGCTGCCGCTGCCGCTGATTGCGCTGCTGCCGCTCCTGCGGCCGCTGCCGCTGCCGCAGTTGCTGCTGCTTGAATTGCAAGATCTTGTACAGAAACCCACGCAGTTCCAGTGTAATAGTATTGTTTATTACCATCATCTGTATCAAACCAACAATCACCTTCAACTAATGGATATACTGATCCATCTGGTGCATCTGGTTGACGATAAAGATGATTTTTACCAATAACTTGTACTTCTACGTTTTCAAGTTCTTCAACAGTTGCCGGAACATCTCCTGCAATAAGAGTTGTATTACTATATGAAGCGCCAAATGTAATTGGTACCGGGGTATTAGTTACTTGTGGACATAATGGCATTTGTAACCTCCCCTTAAATAGTTATTGAATAAGGATCTAAAACTGATGTGAAATAACTGACTCGCCAATCTTCAGGAGTAATACTGTGAGCCATTCCTTCAATTACACCATTGATTGTAATAACTCGGTTATCGTATGTTTCTCTTTTGACTGTTACTTGGTCGTTTAATTCTGTCTCTAGAAAATCTGTTTGTAATACTCCAAGATTTAATGCACTAAAGTCAATTTGTTCTGCTAAAACAACTGCATCTGCGTCTTTTCTTGCAGCATAGACTCCTAAATTTACTGCACTTGTTTCTGAAAGTATTGGTGCATCTAATTTCTTAGTTTTGAGTCCGTATGTAGCAACACTAGGATTATAAGTAATTGTTATTTGATTTTTCTTAGCACCACGGAAAATAATTGCTTGATTGTAAACATAATCTGTTCCAGGATTTGTATAAATTCCATCATAGCCAACAGAGTAGGCATCACCTTGGTCGCTAAATAGCAACTGTGTTGGTCGACTAAATTTGTTTGCAAGTGGCACTAAAGTGGCTACACCAGTTCGACTAATATAGAATCGTCCACCAATTACATTTGCGCATTGTTCTAAATGGTCTAAGACAGATAAACCAAATGCGCTTTTTAACATGGTAACAGTTCCGGTAAGAGATCTAGATCCTGCTGGCCAAGATGCCATGTCAAGTAACCGACCTGCTCTAGTTGCTGCAGATTCTTGATAACTAGATGTTGCCAATGCTGGTGCAATAGTTTTACCAAGTTTTGCTAAACCATCAACAAATGTCAATTGAACTGTTGGGTAGATACCTTGGTTTACAACATTGTCCTCTAAATAACCTGTAAAAATAGCAATTCCATTGCCTGTTATTTGTACTTGCATTCCTGCAGTAAGTGTTCCATACCATGGACTAGATGCATTGCTTGGATCATAGTTACCGCTTTGGTTATTAAGTACAACTACCGCGGTTCCTGAATCTAGAAATGTGTTTTGCATTTCACGACCACGACGAATACTTACTTCAAGAATGTCAGATGTTGTTACAGGTGAAAATCCACTACCTGTACCAAAACTTACTACTAATGTTGGCATTGGCATTAGAGCACCGCAAATCCACTGCCGCCTCTGCGGCGGTAAAGTACTTCTAAACCATTCTTGATCTGAGTCACTAAATCCCCTTGTGATATTACAGAACCTGCAACGTTAACAGTAATATTACCACCGTTCATTGTGGTATTGCCTGCAATACTGCCTTTTCCTGATGCTGCAATTAGTGAAATACTAGGTGCAGATAGTCCAAGTTTACGTTGCTTAAGTTGGTTTTGACGTATTGCTTCAAGTGTAACTGGATCTTGTGCTTTAAGATCTTTGCTTGACTTAAGTCCAAGTTTGCGTAATCTTTCAAGACCTTTGGCAACTTCTAACTCTTCTTTTTGCTTATCTGTAAGTTTTTCAGTTGCTCCAGTTATACCTTTAATATTTGCAGTGTAATCTTTGGCTTCAACATTTAAGCCTTTAACATTTAACTTAAATTTACCAACACTGTCCGCTGCTTTATCTGAATCAGAATTAAATTTCTTACTTGCAAGTCCAATTGCGCCTAACGCTACTGCAAATGCGGCTGCTCCAGCGGCTGCAGAAACACCGCCAGTTGCCAATGCTGTTGCTGCTGCAGAAGCAAGTGAAACTGTACGAAGTGCTTTCATCACGGTAATGATTGCTTGAATACCTTTAACCAATGCAGCAACGGCGCCTGCGACTTTTGCACCAAATAATGCTGCAACAATAACTGCGCCTAGAGTTGTAAATACTTTAATATTACGTGAAACAAAACTAAAGAAATCATACATAAACTTAGCAAAAGCAATGCCATATTGTAATGCAGTTTGAAATCCTGCAGCAATTTTGTCGCCGTTTTCATCAACCCAAGCCTGGACAGCTGGAATTACTTTTTGGATCACAAGATCAGCAAACTGTGTAACCAAAGGTAACAATTTGTAACCTAAAGTTTCAGACGCCTCACCAAATGCAATCTTAATTCTTTCAATTTGTCCAGCAAATGTGTTGGCCCTAGCCGCTGCCGCTCCGCCTACTTCTTTATTGACTTCTGCCAATGCAGCAGCAAAATCTTTAGATTTAATTGTAGTTGCGGATATTTGTGGGAACAACTTCTTAAGTGAAGTTAGATTTCCATTATATGCTTTACCTAGTAAACCTGCTGCTGTTTCAAGATCAATATTCTTTGCAGCTGAAATGTCCAATGCAACATTTAATAGACCTTGTGCATCTCCAAGATTTCCTGTTGCTGCTGCAAGTTTGCCTAATGCTGGACGTAATTGGTCATCAACAACACCAAAAGCTAATTGTGTTTTGGAAATATAGGCTTCTGTTGCAGCAATTGCCTCATCTGTAGCACCGACAGTATTTCTTAATGCATTAGCAAGAAGTGCTTGTGATTTCTGATCTTCCATTGCAGCTTTAACTGCATCATAGCCAACTTTTACTGCAAATGCTCCAACTGCGGCTGCGGCAACTCCAAAAGCTTTAATGGCTTTATTGGAAAAGTCCTTAAACTGCTTTTCCATCTTGTTAATGTCTTTAATTGCAGCTTTAGTACCTTTATCAGAGTACTGGGTAAGGATTCGGGCGACTACTGCACCAACTGCCATGATTACGCCTTTCCTGCCTTATCAAGATGATCTTGTAGTTGCCTTTTAAGATCTTCTAATGCCTGTGATACTTCTTTTTGGATCCTTGGTCGTTCTTTGTCTACGACTTTCCAAACAAGACGAGATGCTTTACCAAACCAATTCAATCGTTCAATAAATATACCGGTTTTCTTGTTTCTACCAGATAATTCAAAGACCCGTCCTGCATCTGATTGGTTCAATAAAGCTCCAGCTGAAGTTGTGTAATCACCTCTGACTCGTCGTTGCGTGCGGGTCTTTTTAATTCCAGCTTTTACTTCAGATACATTCCAAGCAGGCCAACCTGCGCCTCCCCAAGTTCGTCCATTAGTGGCAGCAATTGGTCTCCAATTACGCATTGGAGTTTGTGTTGTACTACTTCTAATGCTATCAACAAGTTGATGAGCTGCAGATTCTGCTTTACCGAGTTCAGTATTTACAAGTTTGTTGAATTGTCGTACAGCTTTTTCATCAAATTGCTTCAATGATTTTACTGTTTCTTCAATTCCAGTTAATACTACTACTGCTTCTTCGGCCATTATCCACCTTTATTTTTTTCTTTCAGATAAGCGAGTATGGCTTCCAGAATACCTGGCGGTGAATCTAAAAGATCTTGCGTAGGTATTCCGGTTTCCACCGAGATAGATGCAATAGTATAAGTTAAACTGTCTCGGTGGATCCGAAATTTGCATCTGAATCCAATTCTGCGGATACTAAAGTATCTAGAAATTCAGGACCAAATGGTTTTACAACAACGTTATTTACTTGCATACATTTCCATGCTAGCCAGTAAATGTGTTCGATCTTTTGTTCTTCGCCAATCAGTCTAGGTAAACCTTTTCCAAACTGTTGTTCGAATGCAACAATAACTCTTGGAGTAAGTTTATAACTTGCTTCAAGACCATCAGTTGTTTTTACTTTAATTGCAAGACCGTCCATTGACGTCCCCCTTAGTGTTAGTTATGACTTGGTTATTGTACCAGATATTGGCCAAGATACGCTTGCAGTTGCAAGTTCTCCAACGGCTCCATTTAATGGTGTCCATTCAGACACTAATGCAGAAAATGTATAAGTTGGAGATGATCCATTGATTGGTCTTACAGTCATTGAGACAGCGGTTCCAAGTGTTGGATAAATTGTTGCCTCGAGAGCTCCTGCTGCATAATCTTGGTTAAACTCAAGAGAAATGTTATTATCCGCCAAACCTGCAACTCGTGTCCTTGCTGTATTGCCAAAAGCAGTTGTTTCAACTACTTCGTATGTTGAGTTTAAGGTTACAGACGTTACATATGAGCTAATGTCTGTTGTTCCAAAAACTACTTGACAATTAGTAAGAACTATACGTGCCACGTTATGCAGTTGCCTTTGTTATTGCGCCGTCAATTGACCAAGTAACAGAAGCTGTTGCCAATTCACCAACTGCGCCATTTAGTGGTGTCCACTCAGAAACAAGTGCACTAAATGTGTATGACGGATTGTCAGTTGCAGTAGTTGCACCATTTGGCTTTACAACTACAGAAGTTGTTGATCCAAGCAGTGGGTAGATTGTTGCTTCTACACTTGAAGTTGCGTAATCTTGATGGAATTCAAGAGTTACTGAGTTATCAGCTAGTCCACCAATTCGTGTACGAGCTGCAGTTGAGCTAAATGCTGTAGTTTCTACAACATCTCGATTTGTTGTGAGTGTCACAGAAGCAATGTGATCTGAAAGATTCACACCGTTTACTGTGATATATGCGTTAGTTAGTACTAAACGGGCCATTATTCGTCGGCTCCTTTTTCTACTTCAGGTTTGGCTTGGACATTGCTTGGTGTTACATGCTTTGCTTCGATAAGTGCCTCGATGTTGCAATTAGCATCAAGCAATTCTTTTTCGGTGATAGTTTCACCTTTTCTTTTCTTTCCGACAACTAAAATGTCGGATGTGATTGTGTATGTCATGGTTCTCCTTATCCCCAGACCGTAACTTGATAACGATAGGACAAATATTCAATATCTGCAGCTTGGTAAACTCCAGATTGCGCAGAGGTAACTCGAAGAGTATCTACTGAACCATCTAGTGTTCGATCTGCTTCAATTGCAGCTTTTATTGAATAGTCGCCAGATCCTGATAAATATTTGTCCAATTTGTCTTGACCTGTTCGTTCAGAGAATCTCTGGACAATCACTAATACGTCAATATTAGCCTGATCTAAACCTCTGGCATTGTTCAGATCAAAAGTAAGATCCAACTGACCGATTATGGCAGAAGGAGGTTGGGGATTATCTGGTACAAGATCATAAACTCTTAAACCATCAATTTCTTGTAAATTCTTTTTTAGACCATCTCTGACTTCACTAGGAATCATTAGTAGGCCAAACCATTCATTTTGCGCATTGGTCTGATTAGCGCTTCAACATCTGGATCTAATCTAGAAGTCAATCTAACTGTTCCCATATCAACAGAACCAGCAACTCCAAATGGAGATTGTTTTCTTACAAATAACCTAGATGCTTGTAGTTTACATGCTGTCTGGATTTCGTATGGAATGCTTGACCAACCCCAAATACCTTTGACTCTGAGAGTTTGAGGCAATTGTGCTGGAAAAATATAAGCGCCGATTGCAATTAGACGAGTATAAGGCCAACCTCTACGTGGATTGTTGATTGGTTCAACCATGTAATCTGAAGTAGACCAAACTGTTTCCCAAGCCTGATCAAAATTGTCATCTGTGGCAACTTCTGTGATTGTAACAATATCATCGATATCACAAGTCCACCAATCTTTAGGCGTAAAGTACCGAGATACAGGAGATAGTGCAGTTCCATCTTTATAGAAGAATCGACCACAATAGTCGTCAATCATTCGACTGGCCGTCATAATGGCCACTTCAATGGCTAGATCATCGTTAATGTCATCGATTGCAAGTGCATTCTTGACATCCGACAACGTGCAATACGCATTCGTTAGTGCCACGTTCTATCCTTTTCTCGGGTTTCTCAATAACAGCTCGTTCTAATTTTGGCATTATAACTGCTGTTTGTCTTTTATTTTTGGTTTTTTTGATAGTCCACATGGTGTTCCTCGCTTAACCAATAATTTTTTTGATGTGGCAATATAGCGCCAGTGTGAACATAAATTGGAAAACCTAGTTGTCTAATACGTCTAGAAAATAAAAGATCTTCACTAATCCACTCACCATTGATTGGACCGTCCCAGAACCAGCACCATTTGTCTCCTTGGTTCGGATCTGCGACTTCTCTCATCTTTTCTAATACACTTCTGTGTATCAAGATGCAACCTGTACCGCATGCTTCTATTTCAAACAATGAATCTTTGTCATATTTATAAAGCGGTAGAAAACCTGCTTCTGATTCAGCAAAAATAGCAGGAACTGGTTTTGGATACAAATTCTGATGTGCGTCAAATGCAGCAAAGACTAAACCTGAAACAACTGGTCGATCTTTATCATGTGCTGCTTGTATAAGTTTATCAAAAGTTTGCACACTTAACTGTTCATCTGTATCTATCATTAAAAGCCAATCAGATTTTGTATTGTCTAGAAAGGCTTGTACTACTCGATTGCGTAATTTAGAAAGTAAACCTGATCCTTTTATTCTTACAAATGGACCTAATTTGTCATCTCTAACTTGCGCTAATTGGATCATGTTATATGCCCAAGCAGCGTTAACTGTACCTGGATCGCATGCACCAATTGAAACTTTATGCCCTGATTTCATACTTCCCCCTTAGAAGTGTAGAGCGGATAGATCGGGGGCATTCTACCCGCCCTACACATTTGTTTCTAAGCTACGCTTAG